GTCACCTGCGTGCCCGACACGAACGCCGTGATGACTGCGAGCCCGCCCTGCGATTTGATCTGGCGATTGATGTCGGCGTCCACGAACGCCGTGGCGCTCGCGGTGGCCGTCACGCCGAGCCCCACCGTCGCCGAGAGCGTCAGCGTCGCCGCCGGCTCCAGCGGAACCTCCTCGACCGGGCCCGGGTTGAAGAGCACGTCCTGGAGCGTCCACACCGTGTCGCTCAGGCGCGTGAGCTTCTTCGGCGCCTGCTGCGGATGGCAGATGTAGAGCACGTCACCCGACTGCGCGAACCGCAGCGAGCGTATCTGGTTGGCCGTGTACGGCGTCGCGACTTCGAGCGGCACTGCCGACAGCATCGAGACCGCGTCGAGCGTGTTCACCGAACCGAAGTCGTTCGTGCGCCAGTAGATCTGCACGGTACCGCTGGACGGCGCCACGAATGTCGACTTGAAGTTGCCGCCCGTCACGACGCTGTCCGCGACGACGTCGCCCGCGCCGAGGGTCGAGCCCACCTGGAAGGTGAGCGATCCGCCGACCGTGAAGTCGAGCACGTACGTGGTGCCCGGGTCGAGCCCCGAGATCTGCTGCGAGATGCCGGCGAGCCCGGCCGCGCCCGGCTCAAGCTGCGCCTGCCCCGCGACCCACGTGACCGTCGCGCCGTTCACCTGCTGGAGCGTCCAGCCCGACAGGTCAGTGTCGAAGCCGCCGTTGACCACAAGCTCGGAGCCCGCGCCCGTCCCGAGGATCTGTCGGCGGTTGCGGAAGAAGCGGATGTAGCCGGCGCCGAACTCCAGGACATACGCCTCTTGCGTGTTGAAGATGAAGGGCACGAGCAGCATCTTGCCGTTGTTCGCGATCTGGAAGGCCGAGTCCTGGAAGGCGCTCGCCTGGAAGGCGTTGCGGCTCTTCGCCTTCGCAACGAACATGGTGCCGGCGCGACGCACGGCGCCGCCCGAGACCTTGACGACGGCGTTCTGCATGATCTCCGCGCCGTTCTGGTACTTCTTGAAGTCCGAGCGCGCGGCAAGGTACGGGCTCTGCACGCCGCCGGAGAAGTTGGTCTGGTACTGGTGGAAGCCCACGGTGCTACCACCGAACCGCGATCAGCACGTCGCTGCCGACGTCGTGCGGCGTATCCTCCTGGCCGTCCGCCGTGCGCGCTTCACGCAGCGCAGCCTGGTAGGCGTCGTTCTGCGTCTTCGCGGCCTGGAGCGAGCCCGTCACGCCGTAGCAGATGTTGAACGCCAGCAGAGCCTCCCACGCGTCGACCGCGCTCACGTCCCACAGCGTCGGGTCTTCGATGTCCTGGATGTACTGGATGTTCATCTTCGCGCCGACGTCGGTCACCAGGTAGAGCCCCTCGACCGCGACCGGCTCGGGGCTGGAGTCACGCGCGCGCCACCAGTTCCACACGAAGGGCGGCGTCGAACCCGGGATGCGGTTGATCCCCTGAACGTCGATCACGCGCAGGTAACCGGCCGGCTTGGTGAAGCGGAAGTCCCACTTCCACGAGGGCGCGATGCGCCAGTTCTCGATGGCGATGGCGCTCGTGTCGGGGAAGTTCGCCTCGATGTCGGCGATCACGTTCATGGTGTCCGTGAAGGCACGGATGCGCGCCTTGCCGTTATTCCCGATCAGGACCGAGCGCACGTCGGTGGCCGCGAAGACCGGCGCGCTCGCGGTGAAGGTCACGCCGTTGCCCGAGATCGCGCCCGGCGTCAGCGTCGCCTGCGGGAAGCTATTGAGGCTGTCGCGCACGAGCGCGAAGTTCCACGGGTGCGCGCGCAGCGTCGTCAGGCGCGTCGGGTCGACGAACTGTCGGCAGAGCTTGCCCGAGTCGGAGTCTTCGTCGAACGTCGCAAGCGCCTTCGCCCCGAGGCGCAGCAGCGCCCCGTTCATCACTACGAGCTTCTCGGTCTCGAATGCCATCATCGTCTCCTAACAGCGATTCTGTAGCATGGGATGTCCGCACAGGTTCGGTGGACCAGCCTTCGCCAGGCCAGCGAACGCGAGGGGGCACAGCGTGCGCGCGCCGAAGTTGCCAGTCGGTCGGTCGCTGCTCACCAGCACTACGCCGTTCGCGCCCACGGCCAGCGGCGCCCCGTCAGGGAAGAAGCCCATCAGCACGACGCCGGCCTGGATGCTCGGGAGCCGCGTGTCGACGCCTTGGCTCACGAACGTCTCCCCGCCGTCGTTCGAGTACCAGATGGTACAGCCCAGTCCGCCGCTGTCGCGACACATGGCGAGCGACTCGACGAGCCCCATCCCGAGGGCATTGATGTTCGTGTTGGCGGGCCCCAGGTCGAGTTGCGACGTCTGCCAGTTGGCCCCGCCGTCGCACGACACGCCCGCGCTCGGGGTCGAGCCAACGCCGCCCGCCGAGTAGATCGAGAACGACCCGCCCGCGTGCGCGATTACGCCCGAGTGGATGGTCGGCGGCAGGGCGCCGGCCGCTGCGTTCCAGGTGACGCCGTTGTCGTCCGAATAGAACAGCGCGCCCGCGCCGGCCGCGAGCCGGCCCGTCGTGGCTCGCGACAGGAAGAACAGCGTGCCGACGAGCGTCGACTCGTCGCGGTCGAAGACCCACGTGAAGCCGAAGTCGTCGGAGCGGTACCACCGCCGGAAGTTGACCGGCGTTCCCGCAGGCGAGGTGACCAGCACGCTCAGGATGATCCAGTCCGCGTCGGCCCCGCCCGGGCCCGAGCCCGGCAGGAAGAGATACTTCACGTCCATCGAGTGGCTGGCCTGCCCGCCACCCACGTCCGCCACCTCACCCCACTCGGCGAACGTCTGGTTCTCGTACCACGAGATCCCATCGGGGCTGTTGTCCATCTTCACGTAGCCCGCGAAGATCTTCGAGTTGGCCACGAAGAACGAACGCCCGAACTTGTACCGGAACCGGAAGAAGCGCGTGTCGGTCGGGTTGGTGATCGAGAAGTAGCCGAACGTCGCCGTCAGCGTATCCGCCGGCACCAGCGTCGTCCACGTCGCCGCCTGATTGAACGTCGCCGCCATCGAGTTGACCGCGTACTCGCTCAGGAACGGCCCGCCCGCGAACGAGATGCTGTTGTCGACGATCATGTTGCCCGTGGGGGCAATCGTCCCGTTGCGCAGAAAGAACGGCGCGCTGGTACGCTGAATCCACGACGACGGTTTGAAGGGCACGCGTTCCTCGAAGAAGAAAAGGGGGCTACGGTCGCCCGCAGCCCCCTGGGTTCACTGCACGCTGCGGTTAGTCGACGATGTAGGCGATGTCGCCCTTGATCGTCGCGCCGGCCGGGATGGTGCCGCCCGCGACCGTCGAGAACACGAACACCTCGCCCGTGAAGGTGAGGGTGTCACCGCCCGCGTTGACGGGGCCGTTGGCATCCGCCGCGAGCGAGAACCGAACCGCTGCCGACACGTCGACTGCGCTGTTGATGGAAGCCGCTGCCTCCGGGACCAGCGCGCCCGTCTGCGCGTTGCGATGCGCCCGGGTGCCGATGTCCAGCGTACGCGCGGCGCCGAAGGCCGAGACCGCGAGGAAGCTGAGGTTGCCGAGGATGCGCGCGCCGGCCGGAAGCTGGCAAAGCTCCTGCGTCGAGCCGATGTCGCCCGCCGCCGCGCTCTGGGTGTAGTCGACGCGCGCCATGCGCACGCGACCGTCACGCTCTTTCACCGAAAGCTCCTGCTTCGGGCTCGCGGTGAGCTTCGTGACCTGTGTGGACTTCTCGTTGGTGACAGCCATGATCTTGTTCCTTTGCCTGTACGATTTTCACGTACCGAGGCGGTGAGCCCCGGCAGGGTCTTCCCTACCGGGGCATGTTCACTGCAAGCGTGGATTAGACGTCCACGCAGTTGATCTGGATGATCTTCGGCTCCTGCATGCGCACCGCGCCCGCGCCCATCATGGCGTAGACGTAGATGCTGCCGCGCTTGTCCCACCGCTGCACGATGTTGGTCGTGATGTCGGGGTTCTGCGCGAAGAGCAGACCGCTCTTGCAATAGAGCGGCACCGCACGGTTGGTCGACGCCGGGAGCAGCGGCACCAACTCGGTCGGCTCGAACGTGATGCCGAGGAAGCTGTCCACGTCGCCGCGAACGAGCGCCTTGACCGAGTTGTAGTCGGCCGAGGTGACCTCGGTGGTGTTCAGAAGGTCGGCCTCTTGCGAGGACGCGACCGCGATGTGAAGCTCCTCCATCCGGAGATCGACGTTCGCCCGCTTCATCAGCCGGCGTCCCTCGACGAGCTTCGCGACGGTCAGGCCCACGTTCGAGCCCCCGAAGTTCAGGGCGACGATGTTGCCTGCCGGGAAGTTCACGACGGTCGTGCCGTCCTTGCCGGTACCCGCCGAACCGAACATCGCGGCGAGGATGATCTCGTCGCAGCGCCGGCCCAGGGCGTACGCGGCGTTCTTGCTGTACGCTCCGGTCGGGTCGATCAGGATGCGAACCTTGTCGATCTTGTCGACGAAGTCACCCCAGTCGAAGAACTCCTGCGTCACGCGACGCCGGTCGTGCGGGGTGTCCACCTGCGGCGAGTCGCCGTGGCGGTTCGCGATGGTGAGCGCGGCCGTGGGACCGATCTGCTCCCAGAACTGCTCCTCCGAAGACTGGCTCTCGTTGCGAACGGTACCGCGCAGGCGCGAGCCCTCCTGCTGGACAAGCATCTCCACGCTGTCGTGGTACTGCTTGACCATTGCTGTCGGAATCTGCTGAGACATGGTCTACCCCTCCAAGGGGAAGTGTTCACGTTTCGTGAACAGGCTACGAACTTGAACATCACTCGGAGGGTTGTCGGCTTACGCCGGCCCGCCATGAGCCGTCTCGTGGCTCGCGACGAGGCTTGGATTATCCTTGCGGGTCCGCTGCCTGAACTGATGAGAGCCTACTTATTTCGCGCGGGCCCTCACGCGCTATCCGGTACCGACCGGCACCGGAAGGAACACTACTACACGTTCACCTCGAACGCAACTTCGGGATTGGCGATCTGGTAGAGAGCATTCATCTCGTCCACCGCCGCCTTGTGTCCCGGGTGCGAGGCGTCACGCCACGGGTGCTTCTTGTCCTTCGCCGCTGCGGCCTTGATCTCGTCGATCTTGGTCTGCGCCTCTTGCGTCGAGGTGCGCGCCATCTTCGGGTCGATCAGGTCGTGCTCCGCGAATTGCCGAGCCATCTTCGCCATCCACCGCAGGCCGTCCGGATCGTTGCCGAAGCCGGTGCGGTCCATCGCGGCCTTGATCTTCTCGTCCGCCGTCTCGGCGACGAGCCGCTGCACCAGGCCGACGTTCTCGGCCGTGGCCGCGCCCCACTGCGTGCGGAGCGCCTTCATGCCCTCTTCCTGGGCCCGCGCGCTCGCGGCCTGGAAGTCGGTGTACGCGGAAACTTCCCGCCCCACGACCCAGTCGGCGAGCGCCTTCGCCTGCGACTTCGTGAGCCCGATCTCGTGCGCCTTCGTACGGAATGCGCCGATGTAGTCCTGGTCGAGCTTGATGTCGGAGCCCTCGGGCGCGACCGGGCTCTCGTACTCTTCGGCCTTGTCAGGTACGCCGATGCTCTTGCGCCACGCCGCCTTCTCTTCGGGCGTCGCGGTGTCGGCCGGAGGCGCGACGCGCGTCCCGAGCTTCGTCTCCAGGTTCACGTACGCCTGGGCGACATCGCCGGCCGTCTTGAACTTCGTGAGCGACTTGTGGGTCCGCAGCGTCTCGGGAATCCACTCGCGCTCTTTCGCCGCCGCAGCCGCTGCATCGGCGAGGGGGTTGCCCTCGTTCGAGCCGGCCGGCGGGTTCGGGTTGGGGTTGGGTTCGTTGCCGCTGGCGCCAGAGGCGTTCTCGTTGGCCACTTGCCTCTCCTATAGATCTTCGATGGTCGCGGGCATCTCTGCGCGCGCCGCCTGCACGCCCGCTTGTCGTGCCTTCGACGCGTCCAGGGCCGCGAGCACAAGCTCACCTTGGCCGATGCCCTGGAGGATGTTCAGGTACACCGAACGACGGCCGGCGTAGTACGCGGCCTCGTACGGATCGTTGCGAAACGTGTTGCCGTCGAGCGACTCGCGCAGGCACTGGAGCACCAGTCGGCCCGACTCGCTGTTGAAGAACTGCGCGTACGCCGCGAGGCGGCGATGCGCTTCCTGCTGCTCGGCTGCGTCCTGCGCGTTCGGTTCGCCGGCCATCTATCTCCCCACGCCGCCGGTCGGGACGCCTCGGCCAGTCAGTCCGCCTTGCGGCAGGATGCCGGTCTGCTGCGCCTCCACCAGGGCCTTGATGGCAGGCGCTCCCGCGCCCGCCGCCTTCATGGTTTCGTTCGCCTGCGCCTGCTGCGCCTGCTGCGCCTGCATCGCGCGCCGCTCCGCGCGCCGCTTGTCGCGGTCTTCCTCCGACCGCAGGATCTGCGGCGAGGTACCCGTCTGCTTCGCCAGGATGCGGAACGTCGCGTCGGTGTCGACGTTGTCCATCACCTCGGGGTCGATCTCGGCCAGCGGCAGCGCGATCTGGAAGAACCGCTGCACGGTGACCACGTCGCCGAGGCGCTGCGCCCGCTGGAGCGGACCTTCGTACTCGATGTCGAACTTCTTGCCCGACTTGTTCAACTGGTCGCCCATCGACTGCGGCACCGGCTGCAACCGCTTCGCGCGCTCCAGCGTGTGATACACGAACTCGATCACGGGCGAGAGGTACTCGGCCTCCAGGCGCCCGAGCGTGGGCCCGAGCACGCGCTGCATCAACTCGTAGCGCACCTGCACTTCGTAGGCCGTCATCTGCGGGCCCTCTTGAAGCTGCAACTGGTCCGCGTAGAACATCCGGCGAATCGCCTGCTGGAGCTTCTCTTCGTTCAGCACGGCGGTGTTGATGTCGCCCTTGAGGAAGAGCGCCTCGACGGCGTCCATGTCGCGAACATGGGTCAGCCCACCCGGGCTGAGGCGGACGGTGCCGAGCACGCCGTCGTCGCGCACCTTGAGAGGCGGATACGTCATGTTGGCCAGCGCGCGGAGCTTCAACTCCACGAGCTTGTTCAGCGTCTTGATGTCCGCGAGCGCCGTGAAGCCGGGCGAGCGCCCATACGTCTCGCCGCTCGACTTGGTCCAGCGCGCCACCGCGAAGGGGAACTCGAAGTAGCCGCCCTCCTCCAGGATGTGCGGGTTCGCGTAGGTCAGGAAGACCGAGGCGAACTTCCGGTCGCGACCCGACAGCGTGTCGGGGTCTTTGCCGTAGCTGCGGTTGAAGTAGTCCTTGCGCGGGAACACGCAGTGCAAGAACTCGTACTCGCGATCCTTGTTCTTCTCGTCGGACCACGCCGAGATCATCTCGCGCGGCAGCGCCTCCAGCCCCCACCGCGCCACAGCCTGGCGCAGCGTGAACTTGAACTTGTAGTAGAGCGTGTCGACGATGCCCTCTTCGTTCTCCGCGATGCAGTAGCTGCCCGGCTGGAGCGTCTTGAAGCGCATGCCCGTCCACGGGTAGCCCGGCACGGCGCGCTTGCGCGCCATGAACATCGCGGCGGTGCCGACGCAGCCCAGGTCCGCGTAGAACTCGTGCGACTCGCCGTTGAAGTTGGACTGCTTCAACTCGTCGTAGCTGGTGTCGCCGGCCTGGTCGAGCCAGCGGTCGGTCGGGTTGTCCTTCCCGTACTCCAGCCCGCGAATGCGGTAGTAGAACCACTTCACCGAGCCCGAAGTGAGCGAGCCCTGCATAGATGCCGCGAGCAACTCGTTGGCGTGGACGGCAGTTGCATCGAGCAGCCGCTCAGTCTGGGTTTGCCCAGGCGTACGCTGGTAGAGTAGCTGCCCGCTCTTGCGCGGCATGCAGTAGTCGGTGAGATCCTGCCACGTGGAGAGCCACATGGAAAGCTCGGTGTACATCTGGTCCCACCGCTTCGCGTGCGTCTGAGCTTCCGCCCGCATCGACATCTCCGCGAGCGTGCGTGCGCTGATGATCTCGACAGCCACGGCTTACCCGAGCTTTTCGACCGTGCCCGGCGTGGGAGTCTGCGTCCCACCCATGGCGGCGCGGTCAGTCGCAATGGTGCTCGAAAAACCCTGCGCGTACCGCTGCTGCGTCGCGCGCGCGGCCTTCCGCTTCTGCACCTGCGGATCTTCCTCTTTCGGCGGCGCCTCTGCGGGTGCCGGCCGGTAGTTTCCACCCCCGCCCATCACTCTCTCCCTTCGACCTTTTTGGTGAGCCACGAGTCGCCGCAACGTCCGAAGAGCGGATGCCCGCAATCTTCGAGACGCTCCGCGACCTTGGCAGCTTTCACGTCTCCTGCTATCGACACGTCGACCAAGATCTGCCCGGCCATCTGAATCGCGGCGGTGAGCGCGCCCTGCGCACCCACGTTGATTGGGATCGAGCCCGCCAACTGGATCGCCGTTTCGAGCGATGCCCCCAACGACAGCGCGATATTGATGATGCCCGCCAAGCTCTCAGGCGCCATGCTGTCGACGTCGGACTCGCGATAGATCTGGAACGGATCGAAGTACAGCGATGCCACTTCATCCGCGCTCAGAGCGCGGTCCCACACGCGCACGAGCCCGAACACGCCGGCCCAACGGTTGCCGCCGGCTGTCGTCCCGTCGCCGAGCCGCATCACGTTCGAGGGCGCGGTCCACGTCGTGGTCGCGCCGCCGTTCCCGCGAAAGAGCCCATCACGATAGATCACGGCGGTCGACGCTGCCACGCCGGGGTACACCGACGTTTGCTGATCGAACGTCCCAACGAACTGCTGCCACCGCTGCTGCGGATCGTTCGGAAAGGCCGTCGCGTCGTTCGCATCCGGCGCGCCGAAGTTGCCGACGCGGAACGTCATGTTCGGGGCAGTGTTCATCGTGATGATGAACCCGTTCGTGTTGAGTTGCCCCAACTCGACGGGGTTCGGGAACGTCGTCGGCCGCGTGTCGATCCACATCCACGCCTCGCACGTCATGGCCTTCGTGACGTTGAGACGGTCGAACGCTCGAAACGGCGCAACGTCCGAATTGATCGCGATGTCGGTCGAGGCCGCGCCAGGAAATACCGGCCCACCCATCGCCGAGAACAGAATCGGCTCCGAGCCCTGTCCTTTGAAGTCGGGCTTCGAGCCCACCCACGCGAGCGGCGCGGTGCCCTGCCAGAACAGGTCCATCCCGTTCACGCCGTCGTGCAGCGTGTTGCCGACGCCCTCGTTCATCAGGTAATCGGCCACGAGCCCACGACAGAGCGGGTTCTGCCAGTTGATCGGCGTGCCGTACGGCGGCTTGTTCGCGCGCGTGGCACGCGGGAGCAGCAGCATGGCTTACGCCAACAGGTTGCTGTCGTACGTCTGCGCGAGCACCTCGACCCGGTTGTTATCGCCCGTGGTCGACGCCTCGTAGTCCGCGATGATCTCGTAGACCGAGCCGCCGGGAAGCCAGACGGGCGGGTACACGTCGCACTTGTTCCGTACGGTGTCCGCCTGCGCGGCCGTGTGCGTGAAGGACAAGTTGCGGTCCATGATGAGATCGACCGTGCCGCCGTCGATGCGGGCCACGCGCGCGTACTCCTGTCGCGCGGTGCCGCTGCCGATGATGACGAAGTCGCCGATCACGAAGTTGGTGACCGCAGCCACCTGGAGCACGCGCTGCCCGCTCGACGAGTCGGTGTTCACCGTGGTGTTGCCGTTCGTCGCGGCCGTCAGGCCCGGCCCAAGCGGCGCGAGCGAGGCCGGGTGCGGCACGCCGTTGTTGTTCGGCACGCGGTTCACGCGGAACTGCACGCCGACCGTGAGGGCCGTGGTACCCACGCGCCCGTGCTTGGCGAAGATGTAGGCGCCGAACTTCGTGCGCAGATCGAGCGTCGCGCTCACGATGTTCGGGCGCGTGATCGCCTGATCGGAGATGACCGTGACGAGATCGGTCCAGACCGGAGTCACAGAGGCCATGGCTATGTCGTAATCACGTCGAGCGCGCCCGCCGGGAAGAACGGAGCCGCGTCGCCGTTGTTGATGGTCTTGGCCAGAACGAGCGGACCACCGCCGAGGAAGTTGCCGCCGCTCGACGCGTCCCACAGGCCGACGTGCGTGACGATGCCCCAGTTCGCCGTGGGCGATGGGAAGGTGATCGTCGCGACATTGTCGGTCGTGCCGTCCGTCGCCGTGCCGGCGGACCAGTTGGCGTCGGCGGCGTCGCGCTGCACGCGCGCGTACGAGCCGCCTGACACCTCGCTGCCCCCGGTGTCGCCGGGGTCGGCGGTGTGAAGCGAAACGTAGCGCGTGGTGCTCTTCGCCCACGTGCCTGACCGCATCAGGTGCATGCGGATCAGATCTTCGAGGAAGTCCGAGGCCATGGCTTACTCGCCGCAGTAGACGTGAACTTGCGCGCCCGCGCCCGAGATCGAGGCCAGTTCCAGACCCGTGATGTGCATGTTGTTCGGCCCGTGGTCGATGCGGTCGGTCTGCTGCGCAGGAGCCTGCAACACCGCAATGACGCGGCCCTGGCCGTCTTCCAAGACCGCCCGCGCTGCCGCCGCGCCATCCGGGACCAGGCGGATGTGGTTGAGGGTGAACTTGTTCGTGGCGCTGATGACAGCCGGCGTGTCGAGGATCAGCGGGTTGTGCGACAGGTCGTTCGCCATGGTGTCCTTGTCCTTGTTCTTGGGCTTCTTGGGCTTCTTCGGCTTCTCAGGCTTATCCGAGGAACTCAAGCATGGAGCCCTGAATGGTGATGTCGTTCGAGCCAGTGCCCGACTGCCCCGTCACCTTGTAGGTGATGGTACCCGAGTCGGTCTGCGCCTCGGTCTGCCGGAAGTGCTGCTCGAACAACAGCGCGACCTTGCCCTCGGCGAAGTGCTCCTGCGCGTTCGCGCCCGTCCGCATCACGACCGCTTCGAGGCTCCAGCGCGAGCCGTTCGGCGCCGCCGTGACGTTGTTGACCACGATGGCCGTGCCGCCGCCGAAGCGGATGCGCACGGTCTTCGTGTTGCCGTTCGCGGCGAACACGCCCCACGCGGTGAGGCGCACGGCGCGGTTGTTCACATTGAAGTGCGAGGCCGGGATCACGTACGAGTGCAGATCGGTCTCGCCCGTGCCGCTGTTGTTGACGTCGGCGTTCTGCACCCAGAGGGGCGAGGCTCCGAGCTTGATAAGCTCCCACCCGTCGCCGAGGGCCGCACGCCGCGCCGGCACCTCGCCCTCGTTGCCTTCCGAGAGAACGAGCGAGTCGTTCCACTCGTTGGGCCCGACTTCGGTCGAGACCCCTTCGTCTGCGACGGGCGAGACGAAGCGGTGCTTGAGCTTGCCGGCCATGACTACATCTTCTCGATGGTGACGCGGTACCGACGGTTCGTGATGTCGAAGAACTTCGTATCACGAGCCCCCATCGTCACGACGATCTGCGAGATGTCCGACGCGATGTCGGGCACGGTCTTCTCGCCGTCCACCGGGACGAGGGTCACTGTGGTACCGTCTTGCGCGGACGCGCGCATCCGCAGTCTGTCGATCTTCGCTGCCATGTCTATTCTCTCCAGCGGGATTCGGTCCCGTACCGTGTGTGAGCGAACTCGCGCCGCTCCGCGCGCTCCAGCGCTGCCTGCTTCAACGCGTGCCCGGTCGCTGGACTCCGGCGCTCCGCATTCTCCGCTTTCGCTCGGTCGTACTGCTCGGAGAATGTCGGCACCAGCGGGGATGTGCCGACTTCCTCGACGACGTCCGCCTCCGCGTTATACACGAACCGGCGGGCGCGGATCACTTCTTCTTGCCCTTGGTCGCGATAGACTTCGGGGTCTGCTTCTTCGCGTTGGCGATGGCGTAGAAGTGGCGCTCCCAGTCCGCGCCGTACTTCCGCTTCATCTGGGCCTGCACTTCCTTGCCGTGCCCACCGAAGTACTTGCTAATCGGCATCGACGGCCTCCCACCAGAGTGTCGCGAAGAACGGTCCCACGTGCAGGCTGATCGCCGAGTCTTCGCAGTCGAGCACGAGCCCGAACGCGAGGAACCACGGATCGCAGCCGACCATGAACCGCAGCATGGCGACTACCCGAGCTTCGCCTTCACTTGCGCTTCGACGGCCTCGTACGCCTCGCGCGCCTTCACCTCGACACGCCGGCCGTACTTGTAGCCGAGGTAGCCGCCGCCGAAGAGCGACAGCACCGCGCTCACGCCCGCCACGATCAGGTACTCGATCATTGTCATCTCCACCAGGGGTCGCCGTAGTCGGCTTCCACCTGCTCATGCACACCCTGTCCGAAGACGCGGGTCTGCCGTTTCTCCGGAGCGTAGATCTCCGCGTGGGTCTGCTCCGTTCGACCGTGCGGGTTCCATCCAAGCAGTGCGTAGTCGGGGCCGCGCTGCACGTCGCCGTGGAACGCCACCGCGCGATAGCGGTACGCGTCCGCGCCGTGCGTCGCCCAGTTGCGCAGCGGCTCGCCCTTCCAGGTTGCCTTGTCGTCGTCGAACTCGCGCTGGTAGCTCGCGAGCGACGCGAGGCCGCGCGCGCAGCCTTCGTAGAGCACCGACTTGCCGGCGTGCTCGCTGGAGATCTCGTTCGCGATCTCCGTGTCGTCGAAGCGCGACTGCGCCATCACGATGCGGCCGGCGTTGATGCCGTCCTCGACCGAGAGCTTCGGGACGACGTCGAAGTGGAAGCCGTGCTCCGCAGCGAACTGCACGCGCGTCTTGTTCGTCGAGTACTCGTGAACCTTCGCGTCGTGCGGCACGTAGTGCCGGTTGTACTTGTAGGGCCGCTGCCGGAGAAGCGCGAAGTACCAGTCCAGCCCGTGCGTGCTCGACTCGATGTAGTCGATGAAGTTCAGCCGACCCGCGATGGTCTGCGTGAACCAGATCGCCGTCGCGTCGTCGCGGCCCAAGTCCCAGGCCGTGTCGACCATGTACTGCGGGTTCCACTCGAAGTGCCCGACGCGGCCCTGCTCGTACGCGAGCCGGATCTGGTCGGCGTAGTACGCGCCGGCCACCGCCCCCTCGAACGAGCAGAAGAACTCCTGCTGGATCAACTCCTCGGCCATGCCCGACTTGCGCTCGGCCATGACGCCCTCGGCGTCGACCACGAAGTTGCCAAGCTCGCCGGCCGCGTCGCGCCGCGTCTGCTCGACTGAGAGCTTCGAGACGTACCACTCGCGCCGGTCGCGGCTCGCGTTCTTCCACAGCGTGTAGCCGTGGTTCTTGCCTCGGGGCGTGTACACGAAGACGGCCCACCCGCCGTTCTCTCGGAGAATCGGGCGCGTGAGATCCCACGCCTTCGGGTCCATGATCGAGTACTCGCTGTAGACGCACCCGACCGGGTTTGTGCCCGGCACCGTCTGATCGCACTCGTCGGCGCCCACGATCTGGAAGATCGAGTGCGGCGCGTGGCAGCGCGTCGGGTCCGGACAGCCGGCGGTGTGCCCGTCGCCCACGCGCAGCGTGATCTTCATCTCGGTCTCGTTCTTCGCCACGATGAGGTTCGTGGGGAAGTGCGACATGAAGCTGCGGCCGTCCGCCTGCATCCCGTCCCACAGGATTCGCTTGCCGAGCTTGTAGGTCGGGAAGAAGTAGTTGTACGTGCCGGGCCGCTGGAACATCGACCAGATGAGCCAGTTGAGCGCCGTGAGATCCTTGCCGGCGCGGCGGTGCCACACGAGCAGCGCGCGCTTCACGCCGGCATTCATCGCAGCCCAGAACGGCGCCTGGTAGCTCCGCACGCGGTAGTGCAGAGGCAGCAGGATCTCTTCGCCCGGCTTCGGCGGCTCGAACGTCCGGATCACACCCCGCTTACCCATCTCGCTTCAAGGGGCTCCGTTTTCTGGTAGCTGCCAGTGTGTGAGTCGGCGCCCTGACAATTTGTCACGGAATTTTGGGCCCTGGGGGGCCTTGCAATTCAAATCCCGTGCCAGCGTGATTGGCACGCCACGTGCAGGCGCAAGCAATGCTCGTGCCATCTGTGATGGCACAGCTATTGCTGCGCGGCCGGCGCGCTTGCAATCACAGTGCCATCGAGCGGCGGCTCGATTGGCACGACGCTTGCAGGGTGCGACATGTCTCGCTGTGCCACGATGACATTGACAACTTGTCCCGGCGCGGAGTTTGCACCAGCGCTCTTGGACGGCTCGACCCCGAGCAAGTCCCATGCCATCGAGGCAGCGCGGAGCCGTGCTGTGGTGTCGACGCCTGTGACGCGCTCCAGCGTCGCGCCTTCGCCTCGGGCTCCTGGCACCACGTAGTGCTCGTCCTTCATGGCCACGAGCCCATCGTTGACCGCGACGAGCGAGCGCTCGAACAGCGCCGTCTGCTCTTGCAAGTTGAACTTAGCAAGCGCGAAGATCTGCTCTCGGATCGCCAGAGCGCCACCAGCAGCGTCAGTGAGCGCGAGCTTCTTGCTTCGACGACGCTTCACCACCGTGACGTCGGACATGCGATTCTCCTGTGAAGTAGATCGAGCGCAGCACCACGATGTCCGACGCGTACACGTAGCGCACGCGCGATGTACCACGCCAGCGATAGACAGGTGTCTTGAGCTTCTCGCGATGTCGACGAAGAGCCATCTTCAACGCGCCAACCGTGAGTGGGATCATCAGTGCAGCGCTCTGCACTGTGAAGAGCGGCTCTACCGGCATCACTCCCTCGACGGGTGAGCCGCATCGTGCGCAGTACATACTTAGGGGTGCTTAACGAAGAGCGTAAAGCGTACTTGCTATAGCCTCTTGCTGCCTTCGGCTATCGCGTACTGCGCACTACGCTCTACAACCCTGCACCCTCACCTCTCCCTCTAGTACTAGGAAGGACGCTCGGGGGCGCAGCCCCCACATGGCACTGCTCTTGCTTCTCTCCGATGATATTGCCCCGGGGTGCCTACCTCTAGGCTGTGCCAGGCAGTCACAAATGCCAGGCTGGCGCGCCAGTGCCACAAATGTGACGGATTAGGGCACTTTGTACGCTTTTAGTACACAATGTGCCGCTATGACATCAACAATATCAAGCACTTGGCGATTCGGGCTTGGCACCTAAACTGCACTTATGAGGGCTGTTCGACATCACACAGGAGGGACGACATGCACGGACTGGACGTCATCATCGTGAAGAACGCAGAGCAGGCAGGGCGCGAGCTTGGGGCGGCATTCCAGGCCCTGGACGGCCGGCTGGCGCGCCACATCGAGGCGGCTGACGACGCAGAGCAGGCCCGGCTGCGCAAGCTCGGGCGCGAGATCGAAGATGCTGCCGCACGCGCCTTTCAGGCCGGCGTGACGAAGGAGGGCAACTGATGTACGGCAAGTTCGAGGGCATCGCCGAGCACAACCTGGCCGTGGGCGACCGCGTGCTGTTCGATCACTTCGGCGGCGTCGACCGCCCGGGCCGCGTGGCGAAGCTCACGAAGACGGCCGTCTACATCGCCTGGACGGCGCCGTCGTCGGGCATCGAGCGGGTCGTGCCCCTCAGCCTCAAGATCTACCGCACGCCGGCCTTCACGTTCGGCGACAAGACGATCCCCGAGCGCGTGGGCACGCTCTTCGGCAGCAAGAACGTCCGAAAGGTGGAGGTGGCGTGATGGCTCACGACTGGACCGTTCGCGCAGTGGCGCTCGCAGAGCTTCGGCGTCGGTACGGCGTGACCGCAGACCCCGAGACCCACCCGGCCTGGCCCGACATGCTGGCCATGGTCGAGGATGAAGTGAACGACCTGTACAACGAAGAGGGAGGCGAGGGATGAGCTTGTTTGGGACGATCACGATGAAGCAACTCGCGACGCACCTGGCCGCGAACGTCGCCGACCGCAGGCAGGCGCACGACACCGACAGCATCATCACGCTGCGCCGGTTCGCGGTGCTGGTCGCCATCGAGAAGTTCGGTGTCGACGAGGATCGGGCCGTCGCGTGGCTGGTCGAGGCCAACTTCGGCGACGACGTGCTCAACGGCATCCGCTCGTACTACCGCAACAAGCTCGACCAAGTGCGCATGGCCTACGTGCGCGAGGGCAAGGCGGTGAGCGCATGAACTGGAGCGCGCAGCAGAACGAGATCTTCACCTGGTTCGAGCGCGGCGAGGGCAACCTCGTCGTGCGCGCTCGCGCCGGCACCGGCAAGACCACGACGATCATCGAGGGCATCGCGCACGCGCCGGAGGCGAACATCCTGCTCGCGGCGTTCAACAAGCGCATCGCCGAGGAACTGAACGCGCGCCTGCGCAACGCGCACGCGGTCGCGAAGACGCTGCACGCGGTCGGGTTCAGCTTCGTGCGCACCAACTGGCGCAACGTGCGGGTTGAGTCCGACCGTGGGCTCAACCTCGCGCGTCAGGCGCTCTCGCAGTTCATGGGCCTGCGCGCCGAGCGCGTGCC